TCCAAATCTCAGATCAGTCTATACTAATTTCAGAGTCAATACTCCAAGCTCAACGCCTCCCCTGTACGTTCACTGCTCCGCACAACCTCTACCCTTGCTATTCAACCCGCAAACATGCTCAACCTCCTCAAGAAAGCCTTTTTCCCCAAGATCGCCCCTAAGATCCACGGCCGCAACCCACAATTAGACGAACAAATCAACCCTCTCACACAATTCGTCAATCGCATTATCGACCACGCTCTCCATACCTATCTCAAATCAGCCGAAGCTGACGAAGTCATTCATGGCTATCGCCGCTCAGCCTGGAATGAAGACGCTCTCAACAAAGACATTGACAAGCTCAATTCTCCGGAACATCCCGTCCCAAAAGATGAACACTACTGGAATGCCATCTCGCATATCCGCAAACTCATCACACCTGATGTCCCCCTACAGCCTGTCCACTTTGCTGACCTTCCCCGATACAACTGGCGCTTATCCACCAACATTGGTGCTCCTTTCAACGTCTCCGACGACTGGAAGAATTACGTCAAAGCGAAATTCAATTTTCAACAGAAGAATATTCCGTTCGAAAATCGCGCACATCGTGATCTATTCACTGAAGCACACACTACTAGTGAGCCTCTCATTATCAGCGACACCCGTATGACAAAACACAACCTCTATTCTGAGGCATTTCATATTACCCGGAAAAACATACATCTCATTAAACATGGACACACCCACAACTCGAAAGGACACGACCTCCGTTACTGGAATACCGCGTTCGCTCGACAACACCTCGTCAAACAAGACGAAGATGACAAAGTCCGTTTAGTTTTTGGCGCCCCATTCACACTCCTTACCGCCGAATTGATGTTCATATGGCCTCTACAAGTACACCTCCTTTTGATGAAAGGCACCAAGTCTTTCATGCTCTGGGGTTTCGAAACCCTTCTAGGCGGATGGTACCGACTACGAGGATTCTTTAATCAGCATGCTTCCCGTCACGAACTAGTCGCAACCCTCGACTGGTCAGGTTTTGATCGATACGCTCGACACACCTGCATTCGTGATATACACACACACATTCTACGACCAATCTTCGATTTTTCGCATGGCTATCACCCTACTGTCACTAACCGTACATATCAGGATAAGCCAGGTCAACTCCCGATCTCAGAAAAACTCGAAAACTTATGGAATTGGATGACGGACACCGTCCTCACCATCCCTCTGCTCATGCCAGATGGTACTCTTTACGAGTTTCAACACTCAGGTATCTTCTCAGGCTACTTTCAAACGCAGATTCTTGATTCCTTATACAACATGGTCATGTTATTTACTATCCTTTCCCGCATGGGATTCGACCTTGACAAAGTTATTCTTAAAGTCCAAGGCGACGATTCTATTTTCATGTTACTCTGCTGTTTTATTTTGATCGCACAATCATTTCTTACTATCTTTAAGCATTATGCAACCTACTACTTTGGTGCAATTTTGAACGAGAAGAAGTCTGAAATCCGTCCCTCCCTTGAAGGTGCAGAAGTTTTACGCTACCGCAACCACAATGGAATACCTTACCGCGACGAACTCCAACTCTTAGCTCAGCTACGACACCCCGAACGGTCTACCCGACCCGAGGATGTTGCCGCTCGATGCGTTGGAATCGCCTACGCCGCATGTGGCCAGCTCCCACGAACATACCTTATCTGTGAAGATATTTACAAATTCCTCACCGAAAAACATGGTATAGTTCCTAATCAACGTGAGCTCGACTTCATGTTTAGGTACTTAGATGAAGAGTCTCCTACTTCAGCAAAGATGAACGCTTCCCGCTTTCCATCATTGTTTGAAACTCTTTCCCATCTAATGGATCTCGAACAACCTCTCGCCAATCACCATTGGCCTCGTGAGTTCTTTATTGGACTCCCTGGTCGTCAGTGAAGCTGACGAGTTTAGTTTTATTTCTTTAATTTTTAACTAAAAAAAAAAAAAAAAAA